TGTTGTTAAGGGATTGATCGCGTTCACGAAATCAACAATTGAATTATCCTTGTTGAGTTGTTGTACGCCTAAGCCTGTTACATCATCTGTAGCGAGTAAAAATGTGTTAATTGCTAAAGGAGCTATTCTCGTATATTGTCTCATAATAGGTACAGCCATTATAATACCTCCATAGCTGGGGCTACATTAGCGTTTCCCCCTGGTCTTGATAACATAGATAAAGCCATAGATCCAATAATACCCTCAATTCCACCCATTACATAAGCACCTGCTGGTGCTGCAAATTTACCTATTGATGAATTAGGTGCTATCATCGAAATAACTGCGGTTGCAATAGCTGCTCCGCCGACTCCTAAGGCTACCTTTTTTAGAGTGCCCGAACTTGCAATAGATTTTAATTTCAACGTACTACTAGACTTCTTCTTAGCTTTATTACTCTTTCGTCTGGTCTTAATTTTGGTATAAGCCCTTCTTGCTGTTTTTCTAATACCGCCTTTTTTTGTAGATTTTTTACGTTTAGGTTTATTTCTTAAAGCTTTCATTTTTCTCCCCCAAGCTTTAGCTTTGGCTGATCCTTTCTTCATTTTAACCATATCTTGTGGGCCTTCCCGCAGCTCTGCTGGTTATACCTGCTGATGTTACGGTTGCAGGACCTGTCGAAGTTGTTGTTTGTGTGAAGCCAGGACCTGTATGTGTAACCGTACTTGATGCTGGTGATGTTGGTGTTACCCCTGGTTGATCTGATGCACTATTAACTACAGGATCCGTCCTTGTAGTGTTTGATGACGTAGATAGATTTTCTGATAATATTGCATCAACGGAATCACTTCCATAAAATAAGGTCTTTAATGCAAATAATGGATCTAGTAATCTAGTAGAACCCTCGCCAATACCTGACAAAAACCCACTAATACCCCCACCCAAGCTGGCAAGACCTGAACCGAAAGCACCAAAAGTTTGACCTAATGCACCAGCCGACTCGGATGCTTGACCAGGCTTAGTTAAGACATTAGCAAGAAAGGCAATCCCCAAACCTACCGCAGCAAGGGGAATAATTTTAGAAAGTAGACTCGTAATTACCATTCATTAAATTAACCCTTGACATACAAAAACCTTTGCCCCTCACACGTTGGACAGTCATTTAATGTAAAATATTCTTTACCTGATGCACCAATCTCATTTGTTAAAACTTGACCTGTTGGAATTCCTGTTACCGTATCCTCGCAAGTCTTACAAGGTTGATTCGTCAACTGTTGTCTCGCGTTTTGTGGTGTTCCCTGGTTGCCTGGTGAATTTTTCCACAATTGATTTAATCGCATCAGGGTTGGACTTGATATAATTCTCAATAAACCCAATCGCGTTCTTGTTCTTTAAAAGTGGTCTTATTGAAGCTGGTAGCTGTGGTGCTAACTGTTCTATGATACTACTTATTGCACTAAAGGGATCATCAGCTTCTTCAGGTGCTATTGATATTGACTTTTTGGCTTGGTTGACTCTACCTGTTAGCCTCTTATTTGTTGATTCAAGGTCTGCAATATACATATCATACTGTCTTTTAATTTTATTACTAATTGGTGCATTTCGTGTGATGTTCCTAGTAGTAACAACGGCACACAAACCACCAAATACAACAGTAGCCATGACCAAATAGGGTAAGAACTGCTCAATCATACTCTATTTACTTTACATTTACTTAATATTTGCTTGGATCAAGCCTAAAGGCCCCCCACACACCTTACTCTTTACTTAGTGCCTACAGTTCCTTTTTCCCGAGGATTTAGAAAAAAAAGTAAATGAATATAAAATTCTCTATGCTCTAGGATATATCCGAGAGCATTCGATTGTTTTAATCGAGTGTTTAATTTACGTGTTACGTAAATGAATATAAAATTCCACATGGATGATTAGTGAATTAAAATTGACTAACTAATTTTTATTTTGAAGATTGTTTATTGGTAATTAATGACTTTTGAAAGACAATTTTGTAACAGATGCACGAATGTGCATTACTGTATGTTGATCGCTAAAAAATGGTATTGTGAACCATGTTTTGAAGAAATGATTAATGATTCAGTACAAAAAAAACAGATAGACAAAATCCTAATTGATTGCGGATTGGAGGACCTAGAATGATCATAGCTTGTTCAACATGCAATAAGATATTTCATAAAGTGAAAGACCTGAAGCTGCATAAAATGGAAAGTCTTTGCCTTTAGTGTTCAAGGTCCAGGTCCAACGCAAGGGCCATGCAACCTGTTCTAAATGTGGTAAGTTTGTATCCAACAAAGTAGCAAGAAATTATAGATTTTGTCCACACTGTAGCGAAAGATTATGAAACAACACTACGCCAGGCGAATAAAACATCAATTTTACAATGATTGTTCTATTACACATTGTGACAATGATTCAATGGTATTGATTCAATTATCCATTCATACTTTCGCCTGGATTTGCGGGATGCACTACATGAGAAATAGAATCCAAAAAAAGTTTGGGCGTAGTTCTAAATTCAATGACCATCAGTTTAGATACTAATCCTTTTTTTTTAAATTAAAACACTTTGTAAAACTGTTAACAGTGCAATTATAGATCCAATGATGGCAGCTATCTTAATCTTGGAAATTGGCAAAATCATTAGAGTTGGATACCTGAAAAACCTGACCGCCTCCCGGCCACATTAAAAAAATAAAGATAGGCAGTATTACTTATAAAAAACTTCATTCCCATCAAATTCCACCATCTAATAGAATTTGTATTTGAATTAGTATTAAATGCAAATTCCATATCATAGGCTGCAAAATCAATATCACCCCTTCCTCTAACAACATTATTATAATTATCTGAAATAAATTGAGAAATGCAAATATTTACCCCCGCAGCAGGTTGAAACGTATATGAATCAACCGTTACATTACTGACAACATCGCCAGTAGCCATTTAGTAAACCCATCCTATAATGTCTTCGAATCTTTTACCTCTAACAATAGTAATTTCTTTAACGGTTTTAGTTTGCTTTTTTATTACTTCTCCTTTTTTATCTTTAATATCATCATTAATTGTAAAAGTTTCTCTTGGCATAGAATCCTCACATTCTTGAAATTTACAATGCTCACAATCTGTTAAAGGGTATTTGTGTTCATCGTCATTTTCAATAGTTGAACATACACATTTAATTGAATACCATCTTGGTCTTTTTATCAAACCATTTATTATTAATTTAGCCATTATTTTTATCCTAATGCTACCGCTTGAACTATTATTTTATTTTGTAAAGTTGTAGTATTCAATAAAGTGGCGTCATCTAATGCACCGCCATTTCCAATTACGTTTGTATGTGTATGTGCATCAACGCCAACTGATCCGCCACCGCCACCAAACGACATTATAAAGCACTCAACGGCCCTGATTTTGGCATAGCTGCCATCTGACCTGATATAACAACAACCCCTGCTGCTCCTGGTTGTATCGTCACACTAATTATATTCATATTTGAAAATGATCTAAAGTTTGATGCAGGCAAATTAATCATAGGACCTATAGATGTATTTAACCGATAACTAGCAGCATTGGCTGCATCCTGATTTTCAATTTGCAAACTTATTGCAACTGCATTAAATTCTGTTGGAAAATTTATAACTCTAATTACTCCAGGTGCCGCTGCAGGTATTGAAATTAAAATAGGAAATGATTCTATTTCGGTTGATGCAGGTTTTGTTAAAATTTCAAAACCTTGAATTACTGTAGGCATTTTTTAAAAACCCCTAGAACATATTTGCGTATTTTACAATGAATTGATATGCTTGCAGCCCACCACCAAGAACAGTTTGACCTGAAGAATAACTTAATTGTTTGCCGCCCGCGGCGCCTCCAACTGAAAAATTTATTGGTCCTGGTACGGTTCTTCCAGCCGATCCACTATTACTGTTGCTTGAGAAAAATGTTGGACCTGCCTCGAGATTATTAACAAATAATCTAGTCTGAAATTGAACTGTTGTTAAGGGATTGATCGCGTTCACGAAATCAACAATTGAATTATCCTTGTTGAGTTGTTGTACGCCTAAGCCTGTTACATCATCTGTAGCGAGTAAAAATGTGTTAATTGCTAAAGGAGCTATTCTCGTATATTGTCTCAT